ACGAGTCGTTCTTTTTCATTTCCGAATTTTGTTTTGATCGTGCAGCAAGCCTGACGCTCCGTAATTACATCGTAGTAGCTGGACTTCTGGTTGTCTACGATGAATGCAAGCTGTCCGTAGTTTACATCAGATTGCCAAGGAAGTCGTTTCTCGGCTAGTTTACTGTATCCTGTCGGCGGGAAAGACTTGTATGCCTTATAGATACGGATACGTTTGTTCTCGCGCCCGATGTTTGCAAGGCGCAGATTATTTGCGATGTTCCAAGCGTGAGACGCATTGGAGATTCGTGTTTCTGGTGGCTTGCCGTCTTGGTCTAAAGTAGCAAGTGAAAAGTTGTCTTGGCCGATGGAGAGCATAGGATTATACTTTTATCGTTTACGATAATGAATTCAAGGCATTTCTTCGTTTGTTACACGAACTACATCCGCGAGCTTTATGCTCTAGTTTAGTTCCTAAAACCTTGTCTGCGGTTGCAGCCACAGTATGGATAGCCTGCGCGATCTTGTCTCCGAGACCATCGCTATACCAGCAACGATCACTTGGTTGACGCTGGCAGGTTTGATCTTCGACCATCTGCTCGATATTGGCAGGAACTTGAATTCCATTAGAATTGTAATCCTTTTGGATATTCTGCATTAGGCTACTCCATGTGCTTCCGTAAACAATCGCTGGGAACGTGAGCTTATCACGCTTGATCTCATACTTCCAGAACCAGCCCCCGACAGGTGCGAGATTTTTGTTTTTCAGTTTCATCTTGCCTTTGCACGGAAAATATATTTTCTTATTGATATGTCAAGAGCTTTTTCTTCAAACAAAGGTATTCGTCGATACGGCATTCAGTTTCCAGAACACATGGATGATCTTGGTATTGAGTTATATTGCTACGCTATAAGCCGAGGACAATATGGTAGAACTTATTGTATTAGACAAAATATAAATATTTCAGATTTTAAACTACTTTCTCCATCTGAACATTTTCTTAATGCAGTTAAACTTCAATGGCCGACTGAAGTTTCTATTTACAACCGAGGATACACCAACACTCAGTTGATTAGAACCTTAGATGAACTTTGCAGTAATGTTGATATTTGTTTAGCTGGAGCCGCTTCAATGGGAAAAAGTTTTCCAGTGGGTCTTTGGATTTACCTTGATTGGTGCGCTGCCCCACACTGCACTTCGTCATGGGTTGCAACAACTACTCTCGGCGCGTCAGAAGATCGTATCTGGGGTATCATCTCCAAACTCTATAAATGCGCTCGCGTTCAGATAGGTAAACTAATTGATTATCGTCACATGATTGTTTGGGGTGGAGCAACAAACAATGAAGAAAAAGAATACGATAATGCTATCAAAGCTCTTGCATTCCCATCTGGTAATGAAGGTCAAAAAGCAGTTGATACCACCCGTGGTCGTAAGAATGATCGAATCCGTCTTGCACTTGATGAGTTGCCAGAAATGGAAATGGGCGCGATCACCTCAAAAGTTAACTTGGGTGCAAACGATGATGTTACCTTTATCGGTATAGGAAACCCATCTGCTGGTGATAATCCTCACACTCGTTGGGCTATGCCAAAAGGCTGTTCTAACTTTGATTCAGTAAACCCAGACATGGATAAGTGGGAAACTGAAACCGGAGTTTGTTTGTTTTACAATGGTATGCGTAGCCCAAACTTCGCCGCGCCTGCGCATGAACCATCACCATTTCCGTTTCTCATGGATCGCAAGAAACAAGAAATGATGCTCAAACTTTGTTATGGAGATGAGAATGCGATTGACTATGTTCGTAACGCTATCGGTTGGTGGCCAAAGTCTGGATTCGCTCAAACAATTCTCACCGCCGATCTGATTCGTAATGCTGATACAAACGAAGAACCTCTCTGGGATTCTGAAGGTTTTACCAAGGTAGCCGGGTTCGATACAGCTTTCACTGTAGGTGGAGACCGATGCGTTCTGACTATTGCCAAGCTAGGATATGTTCGTGGGACTCGCAATCGTGTCATGTATCTGGAAAGTCAGAAGATCATTCAGTTGTCTGCAAATGCCGCTGCCGAGTTTGAAATCCAGCTTGCTACTGAAGTTGTTAATTATTGTAGGTCGGCTGGAGTAAAACCATCCAACTTCGGAATGGACGTTTCCGGTGATGGTGGACGAGTCGGGCAGGCTATTATTCGTGAGTGGCTACGATTTGACTCTACAGGCTCTGCAATTGCACTCATCTCTTCTATGGGTAAACCTACCGAGCGTATCGCCGCCGAGGTTGATAAACGCCCATGTAAGGATGTTTATGATAGGTTGGTGTCTGAATATTGGTATTCAGCCTATCATGGATTCAAGAGTCGGGTTCTCTATGGTGTAGATGGTGGCTCTGATCTTGCGCGGGAACTTTGCCTTCGCCGATACACGATTAAGTCCAAGAAGATTTCTGTAGAGACCAAAGATGACTTTAAGGGAAGAACTGGGTTCTCGCCCGACTTGGCTGATAGCTATCTTTACTGCCTAGAGATGGCCCGGAGGTATGGGCTAGTATTTATCGGAAACGATAAAGTTGTTCCTACTAACCGATTCTGGGCGCGAGAAGAAAAGCCAGTTGAAGTGTTCTCTGATGACGATGCATACTCATCAGATGATAATGGAGATTGGTAGTGCAGGAACGGGTATGCATCCCCTTTTCAGATGTGGGCTTTCGGGAGTCTAGGATGCTCATGCACCGCCCATCCCGCCATGTTCCTTCACGCCGCATGGACGGAGAGGGATTACGCTGGCCGTAAATTAAACACCTGCCTGCAAAATTGTTTTAATCCATGATTCCTTCAAGTTCCAGCATATTCGCTACCTCTTCTGGAACTACGATGCGAATCATCTTTTCTCCGTAAAGGTTTCCTAGAGTCTCCTTGAGTCGGATGTCTTTCTTTGGAACCCAGCATTGATTGAACTTCTGCTGGAAAAGAATCTTATACTGATTCTCGCTTACTTCAGTTCCCTCGCAGATGACGCGAGGCTCAAACGTATTATTTGTAGTCATAGATTAGATAATTGTTTTCTCTTGCCCAAGCTCGATTTGTTTCTATTTTAATGTGACAAGGGCGGCATACCGCCATGAAAGTGGATGATACTGATAGGTTCTTTCCTCTTTTACTTTTGTGATGTATGTCCGTTGCTTGTCCACCGCAGACCTCACACTTTCCTTGGACTTTTTCGAGGTATTCTTTTCTGACTTCACTATATTCTTTGTTCTTGATCCTACGAGAATCTGATACTGGCTTTAACTTTCCTCCCCGTTTCTTGAAACCAGACTTGGCTTTAAGCGGCGTTTTTCTTCGCAACATTGGTATTCATTTTTGGTTTCAAAGAAGACACGCATAGTTCGATAATCTTTTCTACCTGTTCTTTTTTAAGAATGCTCTTGGAGTTTACTTCAATCTGGTTGATCAGCGATCCAGTCACTCCGATCCTTTCGCCCAGCTCCCTGACGGTCATGTTCAGTTTCCTGCGAGTCTCACGCAGTTGCTGGGCGAAAGTCCTCCGTCCAATAGAACGAACAGTGCGTGATTGCTCGTAAGCCATCATGCAGCTATCGTAGGCTTCTTCTAATGGATGTTTCATTTGAATAAAATTAAACTAGAACTATTGACAGGTCAATACATTTTTGATACCCTTCGCAATTATGGATAACACAAACAAGGACAATAGTTTTGCAGAAGAACTTCTTGCTGCTGTTCGCAAGACTGTCCTTGTCACAAATATGTCTTTAGCTGTCGCACTAGAAAAACCCTTCATCGCTACCTACGAAAATGATGAGGGCATTCTGATGATGGCTCTCAAGCCAAACAATACTTCCATACTCGTCGCTTGTGGACTTGAATCTTCTACTGTCATCAAGTGTGATTTTTTTATTACAGACAAGGGACTCGCGGAACGCCGCTCCATCTTCAAATGCAAAACCAAAAGTGATGCCGATGATGTCTGGGAGATTCTGACTGACAAGCTAGAGGACTGGTCTGCTGGTGGCATTTCAACAATCGACATAGAGTAATTATCGGTTCCGATAAAAAAGATGCTTGACACTGAATACAACATCTAGTAGTTTCTTTCGCGTGTGAGAAATCGCGCCTTCGGGGTGAGAGCCGAAGTAAATAGATAAAGCATAAAAATAAATTGAATACAAAATATAATGGTCGCTTGTAGTGGTCTAACCACTCTCATCTGTCAGTTCGCCAGTTTATGCTGCCGCTACAAGTGACCGCCTTTTTTAAATGATACCTGTAAAACAACCCCAACGTCTATTCACCAGAATGAAGAAGGCAGTATTGAGGGAAGACATGATGGCATTAACTCAAGATGTAACTCAAGCGTTGGTTCTTGGACAAATGCTGTATTGGACAAAGACGCTGGATAAAGTCAACGATTGGTTGTTTGAGGAAAACAAACGACTCGCTGAAGTTGAGCTTCCACAACACGAATACAACTATGGCTGGATTTACAAATCAGCACGTGAAATGCGTGAGGATTTGATGAATTCTTTTAGCGAAGATGCAATCCAACGGGCGTTTTCTGCACTTGTAACAAAAGGGGTTTTGATGAAGAGAAACAACCCGATTGTTCGTTACGATAGGAAACTTCAGTATCGAGTCGACATAGTTTTTCTTCGCCGTTTACTCAAAGATCGTGGTTATGAAATGACCGATTTCCAGTTGGCAACCATACCGCAAGAAGCGGCGTTCATTCCGCAAGGTGCGGTATGTATGACGCAAGGTGCGGAAACAATAACAGAGATTAATACAAAGATTAAAAACATAGAAAAACCCCTAACCCCTTTTCAAGGGGAAGAGGAAAACTCGGCAATGGCCTCGCATTCCTCAGTTCAACCAAATCTTTTCCAGACCTCCTCACATGAAGGTCACATCTCGGGTTCAGCTACCGCAGAACTGAAATCTGCCGATGGCAAAAAAAAGACCCCCCGTTCCGAAGCCCCCCCACAGACTATCCCGCCCGAACTAGACACGCCAGCATTCAAGGAGTCTTGGAATGAATTCCTTCAACACCGAAAGGAAAAAAAGATTCCAGTGACTCCGACTGCGACAAAAAATATGTTCCGCAAGTTTGCAGCTTGGGGAGTAGATAACGCGATACAAGCAATCGACACCGCCATCTCCAACGGATGGACTGGTGTATTTGAAGTGAAGCCAAGCAAGTTCAATCCAAACCTAAAGCCAGATAGATTCTGCAATATTTAACCTAAACCAAATGAAAAAAAAATTAAATGAGCTACACTTATTTGCAGGAGCAGGGGGAGTTATCCTCGGTGGGATGCTTCTCGGACATAACACAGTCTGTGCTGTTGAACTTGAACCTTAATGCCGAGCAGTCTTACTACACCGACAACGAGAAGGCATC